TACCATCACCTGTTAAAGCGATTCCCATTTGAACGTACTCAGAAATTAATTTAGCATCAAACTGTAAGTCACCCAGAACACCAGTAGTTGTTGAAGAAGTAACTGTTGCTGGTCTCCCCGCTTGATTTATTGTTGTAGTTTTCACTAGTAAAGTAATATCAGAACGTCCAAATTTCTCAAACCATTCTTTACTCTTTGCCTTCTGTAAGTCAGCAAAGCTCGTTGATCCTCTACTAATTACCATTTTAACAAGCGTGTAATGTTTGACCGATACCAGGAAGTAATTGTTTAATCCTGTTTTGAAACTGGTTTGTAGCTTCTCGAACATTCACATAAACTTCACCGATAGAAACGGATTTACGACCTAATGAGAATACAGTCGCATCATCATATGAACCACCAGTAATTGCTGCGAAAGTTCGTAATGCTATCACAAGGTCAGTCAATTCTTGTGCATCTGCTGGTACGGAAGCGTACCCGTGAGTGTAAGTAACTTCAATATTATCATAACCGTTTGGCAATGTTGTGTATAAAATAACTCTACCTTCAGTTGTAAACCGATAAGTAGAAGAATCTAATGTCCTGTCGTAAGTTCCATCAGGTGCGATTGTCTTAATAGAAGTAATGCCAGTGATTCCCCGATAGTTTAATTGTAATTCTTCTGGTGGATCGTAATCTCTGATGTAAGGTTCATCTGTTGTTGGATAGTCTGATTCAGAATCCCAGTCGAATGTTTCAACGGTTGTTTTCTCAGTTCCCCAATAATTACTAGTCATCTTCTCAACTTCTTTAGTCGCTGCGGGTAAATATGCTGCAAGAACAGTATCACTTGCTTTGGGTGAATGAGTGTAAGAAATATAAAGAACATTTGTCCCAAGCGTAGATACGCCTGAAGCTGTCAATAAGACCGTTCCTGAGTCTTTATTTAATGTGTAGTGTGTTGTTTCGGTTAAGTCCGTTAAGTCGTTTGTATCGGCTTCTGTGGACGCTGTACCGTACTTTAAAGTATAAGAGTCTGCAATGATGTTACTTTCAGCAGTATCAAAGCTTTCGTTGGTATTGTCACCAGTACCTAAAACTTCGTTCTCTACTTGAACACCAATTCCAGCCGTTCTGACCATACTTAAAGTAGTTGTGTAAACCATCTATTTCTTAGACTTGCTGAAAATAGATTTTTTCACTACTTTCTTTTTCGCTGGTTTGACTTCGGCTTTCTTTTCTTCAACTACTTCGAGTGAAGGATTAAGCCCATATATTTCGGGAAGTTCTCGTTCCTCGCCTTTTTTTACTGTAATCATATCGTGATCGATTTTAACAGTAACTGTTTGGATTGCTTTAAATTTCATCTTTTTACCTACGCTGTTTTAATCTTTGCAACAAATACTGAATTGTTTTGTTGCCATGTTCTAATAATATCACCAGAGACAATACTCATACCTTCGATTTTAGTAATCGCATCAGCTGTATCACCTGCATTGAATGTTACTATTGTTGTATCTCCTGCTGCCATTTGTTTTACCTATTTAATCTTGAAAATAAAAAAAGAGGGAATCTAGTTCCCACGTAATCTAACACTAACGAGTTTGTCAGTAACACCTGTACAATGGAATGTGATCGTGTTTCCACTAATCGCAAAACCAGGTACTACTGCCAATGTTGCCATATCTTCATTAAAAGAAAAGTCAACAGCCAAAACTGTTGCAAACTTTCCTGATTCAAATGTTTCACCATCTGTGATAGTGAGGACTACATGCTCCTCGTTGGTACTATATGTCGGGATTCTACTTGTTATAGTTGCTGCCGCCATATTAATTCACCTAGTACCCAATAACAGTTATGTTATGAATTCCCGTTGAAATAGTTCCTAATGTTAAAATTCCAGTTGCTGGTACAAAAGTTGCTTGTACTGAAGCTCCTGCATCATCGTTTGCAATGTAAGTAAGGATTTCTGTTAAAGCTACTCCTCTTGCATCCGTTGCGTCTGAGCCAAAGTCGATAGTATCTCCTGTTGCCGCTGCTGCTGATGTTTGAATAGTGATGACCTTTAAGTCACCAACTACTGCTGTTTTTCTAAATGTTTCTACTACTGCTGCCATTTTTTATATACCTATGCGATTCCGTAGATTTGAGTACACGCTGCTTCATGAGTTAATACAAATGCTTCATAAAGTTTTAACATATAAACACTACTGTCATTCTCCGATGCTTTTTCTTCGTAAGTTAAATCTTGTAATACTGCCATGAAAGTGTATCGAGTATCTAAGAATAAGATTCGTTTTGAACTTGCTCCTGTCGGCATAAATCGATCTCGGATGAACATTACACCGTCGAATTCAAATGCGTCTGGGATACCGAATCCTAATACAGCTTCACTTGGGTTAGTTACTTGACGCTGAATGTCTAAGAGTAGACCTTTAACGTAGTTGTGAGTTGTTGCATCAGTTACAGCCATATTAACATTTCCGTTATTATTGAATGAAGTTGCAAACTCAGCTCGAATACCAGCTAATGTTGGTAAACCGCCAGATAAGTTAGTTGTATTAGTTGTAATGCTTACGATTAATCCAGAAGGTTCTTCAGGGTTAGTTGCTGCATCACCGTTGATAATCATATCTTCTTCTGCTTCCATAATGGATACAGTTTTAACAGATAAGTCTAATTGTGTAGGATCTACAAATCCTCGCATTGCTGCAATAGATGGTCCACTTACTCGTCCTTTTGCATATAAGAATTTAATCGCTACACTAGTTCGATTATAAACATCTACTTGGTCTGCAATAGCTGCATTTTCTGCTGCCCAAACTGCTCCACCTTTACTTGTAAGAGGAACGTAGTCGTAAGTTAAACCTTTAACTGCTCGTCGTGGTAACACATTCCGTAGAGGTGTTTCACGAACTGTTCGGTCAACGAATTTTGGATCTACGTAAACTGGAACTAAAGCTGTTCCTGCTGTACCTGGACCGCCTGTCTGTGTATCAATACTCGCTTTTTGTAGTGAGCTTGAAATGTTATCTTTTTTGTTAATGCCTGTAAAAGGATTGTAGTACTCGTGACTTTGTCCCTTGTTGACATCTTCATAAACCGCCATGTCTCCGAATGAGTCTGAAAATGATTTTTCAGCTGATACGAAATCACTTGGTCGTCCTAATGTTATATTTGCCATTTGTTTTACCTGTTAATAATTGGAAGTCCTTTGTTGAGTTCTTGTGACTCAGGAGCTTCTACATCTGTGTCTCCTTCAGGAGTGTTAAATTGTGATTTGTAAAGCGGACTCGCTTTGAAATCATCAAATTCTTTTGTCAGTGCTTTGTTAGCTTCTTTTAAAGCAGATAGTTCTTTTGAAATATCTGATTCAACTGATGCTTCTTTTGCTTCTTCAGCTTCAGGTTCAGCTTCTGCTTCTTCTTCTGCTTCTGGCTCAGCTTCTGCTTCTTCTGCAACTGCTTCTTCAGCAACTTCAGGTTCAGCTTTTGCTTCTTCCAAGTCTTTTTCCAGTTGAACAATTCGTTCTTCTGCAACAGACTTTTCAGCTAAAACAGCACTAAATTCTTCTTCAGAATAAGTTTTTGTTGTTTCTTCTGCCATTTGAGTTTCCTCGTCAAGTTTTTTACCAAACTTCTTAGCCATAGCCATCATTGCCATTCCATGTCGATTGCTCGGGATAGCGACAAATGATGCTTCTAACAATTCAAGTTCAGTATAAACATTAATAGATTTATTGTTGATTTTACGTTGCTCACAAGACTTCACCATAGCACCAATACTGATACCACACTGTGCGCCCTCGTCAAGCATACCTTTAATCATTTGAGCTTTAGGATTTGATAAAAAGAATTGTGGTTCTGCAACTAATGATTTATGCCCGTCAATATCGACAAGTCTTTTATTAGTCCAGTGACCGATTAAGTTTTCAATGTTGTTTTCGTGATTGAGTAGGATCGCTGTTTGTCCACCGTCAGACTTAATTACACCTTCAAGTGCTTCTGCGGAAACAATTTCACCATCACGGTCAATAGAAGTATCGCTGAGAACCGCAAGGTATTTACCATTAGAAGATTTAGTTAATGCTTGAAATAACTCGATTTTTTCAGGCGTTGAATTGACTGTTGATTTTTCCATGTTATTATTTATATCCCTACTAGTATTTAAACACTATTACGTTTTGGTGGCATTCGATACTCAATCACGCACCTGCAATTTACGTGAGATGGTGGATATGCAAAGTTTTTACCAGTTGAAGGATCGTTAAATTCATCATCCAAAGGAATACCTTCCTTGAAGTATTTGTTGTGTAACCTTCGGCAAATGTCTGAAGTCTTATTATCCATAACTGCTGCATACGCTTTATAGCCATTAGTACCGCTTTCCTTGTAAGCAGTGAGCTTACCTTCGTTAATGAATCTTGTAGTCTCAGTTCTTGCAATCCGTTCAGCTTGTGATTTAGCAACACCGTCAAAGATACTTTCAACGTGCTTAACCATTTGTTTACGTGGAACTTTATTCTGAACATCCTCAGCAACCTGTCGAATAACCCTTGCCTGTATTTCTTTAGTAGCTCCTTTGATCCCGTACCACATCTTACCGTTGATAGTGTACCCGTTGAACTGTTGGTTCTCCAAAGCCATAAGCTTCTGGTCGAATGATTTAGTAAACCCAATATCAACGCCTATTTCAACTTCGGCTGATTCAAGACCTTTATTTAATCCAACCTTAATGAATTTCCTAACCGCACCCATAAAAGCCCTCGTGTTAATAGCGTTTAATGTAGTTCGGATAAAGTCACCAAAGAATTTAGTAGTGTATGATTTTTGTGAAGGTGCTGTCTCCAGTTTAGAAACAACTGTTTTCTTCCACTTGTCAATATTCTTTTTATAGAATGTTGCATAGTCCTCAGAGTCATCAACCACATCACCAGGTTCAACTTCTACTGTTTTAGTAAGTATTGCTGTTAAAACTGTTGCGTTTTTAGAACTATTTATTGATAAGGTGATGTGTTTTTTTTCACCTTCTGTTTTTATGGACTCCACTTTAAATTCTTCATCTCGTCTAAGCAAAAACTCCTTTTCAGTATTTTCACTATATCCTGCACCTGTTGATGCAACATCAAGTGCTTTGTCTCCTTTTTTCAAGTTAATTGTAAGTATTGTTGGGTCGTCTCCTCTATTAAATGGAAATTCTGTGAAATCAGCTGCACTATTTTTATCGGCACTTGTACTAACATACGCTTTATCGGTGATAACATCGCCCTCTTTGACGTTTTCTAATCCGTCAGCGACTCCACGATATACAGTTATGTTTTTAGATAA